TTTCCAATCCTCCAAATATAAAATAGGGCATTCCGCCCGGAAAAACAATTAAAGGAGGGCGCAACATGACGCCGAGGGAAGAAACTGTTGATACACTCAGGAAAGAAATTGAACTTGTCCTTGCTCGGAATAAAAATGAAAACTATTTAAAAGCTCTCCTCGCGCGTGCCCTCATCCTTGAAAAACTACATAAGGAATAATTAATAAGGCCCCGGGGAACCGGGGCCTTATTTTTTTGTGAAGCCGTCTATCAGTTTTCTGATGGCGGCTTTTTCGTCGTCCTCCATAAACCAATACGCCTTTATAATTCGCTTAATTAAATCATCATCTGACATATGAATCTGTTCCATGACTTCCAAAAATTCTTCGTCTTCGTCTCGCTGGATATGAGGCTCACCTTCTCCGGTACGTAGCCAAAGTTCAGAGATATTAAATTCCCGACAAATATCGGCAATGGTGCGGTCGCTGGGCACTTTTTCACCAGAGACTAGCCTAGAAATAAAGGACTGCGAAACATTGATTTTCTCTGCAAAAGCGGTCTTTGTTAGTTTGCTGTCCTTTACACACCACGCAATTCGATCATTGATAGCCTCCACTTTTTATCCCTCCTGTCTGCCACCTATTAAATCACAAAGAGGGAAAGAAGTCAAGAAAAAATATGACTCAGACATAAGAAATGCTTGACATATTGACTTAGGCATGTTATATTATGTCCAGGGCAAAGAGGGAGGTGAGACGATGCCTGTATATGACACTAGCAAGCTTGCAGATGCACGTACTGTAGCGGATAACTTAGCTGGTCTCCCAAAAGAAGCGCTTTTTTATATCGCTGGATATGCCGAGGGCGTTCGGGACAAGCCTAAACGCCGAAAAAAGGTCCAGCAGAAGTCCAATGAAGAAAAAGAAGCCCGCCCCTGACGGGGCGGGAGTGAAAGAAGGGGTGAGAGATGGATTTACAGACAGTCTCCATACACAAATTTGGTGGGCGCTCTTTTTTAGTGATTGGAGACAAAAACGTAGAAGTTCAGGACTACAAAATTTCAAGCTCCATGCGGGGCTGCACGGAGCTTGAAGTGACTTTTCAAATTGAAGAGTGTGAGATTACGGAATTTGGGATAGGAGCCAAGAAAGAATCGTTCCAGCCACAGAGCTTGAGATCCAAGAATGACGTTCCATAACGGCGCTGAACTTCGAAAACAGGCCTTTAGAAGGTGGAACTTGTTCATTGACCACCATTTCCAGCAGATCAACGATTTTTTCAAGCTGTTCTTTGTCCGCAGATGTATCGGAGGCAACGGCTTGCCTTAATTCGCTTACTGCTGAATTGTAGTTGATGGTCGCTTGGTTTCCTGTTCCGATGACCGAACCATAGGCGTTTTGAATGTGAAAAATGGTTTGCTCATTTTTTACCCTTTGCGCTTGGGTCTTATATGTAGATTTCAAGTATGCAGGATTGTTTCCTTGGAATACAGTTTCCACTTCGGAAATGAAATATTCGTCACCGGCAGGATTAGTGAGCACATCTAAAGGTCTTATGTCTGCATCTGGGTAAAAGCAAATACATTTATCGCCGTCAATCGAGTTTGGCAAACCGATTTCAGTGTGGATACTTCCATTTCTGTTAATCGTGTATTCGATGCCATGTTCTTCCAAAAAACTTTCTATAAAAGACATATCATCCCATCCTTTCCTTTCCAGTATACCACGGAAGAGTGGGGGCCACAACAAAAAGCGCCCCGCCGGGTGTTGAGACCACCCAGCGAGGCAGCAAACCTAATTGATGCCGCCAATCAGGCTTGCAGGAAGATTATACCACATCCTCCTTCAAGCCGCAAGTAAAAGGAGGATTTTTATCATGAACGAAAACGACAAGGTTTCTGAGTTAGTCCGGCAGAATCACAATTCCCGTAAACTTACCAGCGAGGCCGTAGAGGCCCTGACTGGGAAACCGCTTGAATGGTTCATTGAAGCGATAGGGAACAGAAATGAGGTGAAAGAGGATGGAAACGAGCTTAACCCAGACGCACACGACAACAAAAACCAGTAAGGAGGGCGCACAAGTTGAGCCTGAGAAAAAGGTAGAGAAGAAGATCCTCAAAGAAGAGCACTTGGATTACCTAATCCAATTGTGGCTGAAATACCACAATGAAACCGCCGTAGAGATTAAGAAAACCTATATTGCATAAGAAAGCCCCGCTTGTCTAGCACCAAGCGGGGCACGGAAGAGGGACACGAAATGGATCGTATACCATCACACAGCAAGAATTATACCACAAGGCGGTGGGTGCCGTCAAGCGCGGGGCGGGACCTCGTCATTACCGGTATTGCCATTGGGATTTGTCTTGCGGCCTGCTGTGCGGTCCACGCGCTGGATGCGGGGCCGGGCATCGCCCCCGTATTGAGTAAGCACCCGGAGGGGCCGAGGCTGGCGCGCGAGCTGGCGGAGGCGGATATTATCAACCCCACTCCATTATCGGACGAGCTGTACATAGTCCTGCTGGACGCCTGCGATGAGAGCAGCGTAGAGGTGCCGCTTGCGCTTGGCGTGATCGAGGTGGAGAGTGGTTTTGACGTGGACGCGGTGAGCCCGGCGGGCTGCTATGGACTCATGCAGCTTAACCCGGAGTACTTTCCCAGCGGCCTCACTGCGGGGGAAAACATCCGGACGGGCACGGAGTACCTTGGGAGCTTGTTGGACCGCTACGGAGACACAGGCGCGGCCCTGACGGCGTACAACGCAGGCCACGACACCGGAGATCGGGAGTATGCAGAGAAGGTGATCGGGGCGGCTGAGAGATGGGAGGGCACTGAATTATGACGCAGGAAATCATTGCATCCAATATTAAGCACATACTGCAGCAGAGTGGCCTAAAACAGGCGGCGGTAGCAAAGCGAGCTGGACTGACTGAGCAGCAGCTTAGCTACATGCTGAATGGGCGAAAGCTGATTCGAGCGGAACACATACCAGCCATTTCAGCGGCGCTCGGAGTCAGTTGCCGCGAGGTGTTTGGTGAGAAATAAAAAAACCAGCCGGAGAGGGCAATCTCTGGCTGGTAAGAACCGGCGATTATTTAGGCCGCCGGTTGGAAAGCGCAGAACCCGCGAGCTGCTTCGTGGTTTTGCTGGTTCTGGAACTGGTCAGCGCTTTCGAAGCCTTGGAGGCCACCTTTGAAGATGTCCTCACAGAGTTTTTTGCCATGCCTTTTCACCTCCTTACTTCATGGCGAACGGAGGCGGCAAGAGACAGGCGGACAAGGAAGCGTGTAGAGGGAGCAGGGCCTCTACGGTTATATGCTAACAGAAAATCATTTAAAAATCAATAAATTGATGAGAACATATGTTCAAAATACAACATATAGAAACAACGCGTCCGTGAGTGTCGAGAAGGAGGTATACCATGAACAAGATCGTGAGAGTTGAGTCCGTGGACGGTGGGTGTATGGTGGAGGCCCGGACGCCGGATGGGATGCAGTTGGTGGTCTTTGACTACGGCCCCCGCAAACGGGTGATCCGGTCGGACCGCTGGGAGGGAACGAGATGGCCATAAGGTGGACGCCCGCAGAGCTGGAGGAGAGGGCCCGCGCCGACGCAGAGATCGAGGCTACATTTTATGTTACAAATGCCGACGTTGCGCTTGGGCGGCTCATTGATCGGGAGGCCATCCTGGACCGCATGGACCCAAAGCAAAAGCGGATCGCCGAGGCCCAGCGCCGGTACTACGAGGCCCACAAGGAGGAGATCGCCGAGGGCAAGCGCGAGCTGCGTGACGCTCGTATTGCTCTGGGGCTGACGCAAAGGGAGGCTGCCGAGCTGCTTGGGGTGGACCAGTCCACGGTGTGCCGCTGGGAGACCATCAAACCGCCCCCAAACTGGCGGACAATGATCGAAAAATTGACGAGCCAGCATAAAAAGCGCCGCCGTTTTTGAGGCGGCTGAGAAATGGAGGAGCGCATGAATTACAAAGGTATGGACGCAAACATGCAATGCAGAGGATACCAATATGAAGTTGGAAAAGAATATGAGACGGACGAAGCAGTAGCATGCGAAGCGGGATTCCACGCATGCGAATATCCGCTCGACGTCCTTAAATATTACGTTCCGGCAGAAAGCCGATATTTTGGCGTCAAGCAAAGCGGGAAAATCAGCAAATCCGGTGAGGATACAAAAGTTGCATCGACAAAGATTAAGATCGTGGACGAAATAGGCATTGCAGGATTGGTAAAAGCAGCCGTTGAATATACAAAGGCACGTGCCAAAGAAGAGCCCGGAGGGCACGCTACGGGCTACCAGGGCGCGGCATCTGCTACGGGCAACCAGGGCGCGGCATCTGCTACGGGCTACCAGGGCGCGGCATCTGCTACGGGCTACCGAGGCGCGGCATCTGCTACGGGCAACCAGGGCGCGGCATCTGCTACGGGCTACCGAGGCGCGGCATCTGCTACGGGCTACCGAGGCGCGGCATCTGCTACGGGCAACCAGGGCGCGGCATCTGCTACGGGCAACCAGGGCGCGGCATCTGCTACGGGCGACCATGGCGCGGCATCTGCTACGGGCTACCAGGGCGCGGCATCTGCTACGGGCGACCATGGCGCTGCATCTGCTACGGGCGACCATGGCGCGGCATCTGCTACGGGCTACCGAGGCGCGGCATCTGCTACGGGCAACCAGGGCGCGGCATCTGCTACGGGCGACCATGGCGCTGCATCTGCTACGGGCAGAGCGGGAGTCGCACTTGCAGCAGGAGCCGAATGCAAGGCAAAGGGAGCGCTTGGGTGCGCAATCTGTGTAGTAGAGCGCGGTGAGTGGGACGGAGAGACATATCCTATTATCAACATCAAAGCAGCGATTGTAGACGGGACAACCATTAGGGCCGATACATATTATACTCTGCATAACGGGGAGTTGGTAGAGGCATAAAAAGCGCCGCCTCCAGAGGGGCTAAGCTCTGACGACGGCAAGGGGAACAGATATACCTGTATTATGATGGATAGGAGGATCAATGTCAACACGGATTACACAGCAAACCCGCAGAGAGGGCTATAATCGAGCGCTGTCCACGATCACGCCACGCCAAGCACTGATTATCTCGGCGCTCAGGACGGGACCTATGACTGCGGCTGAGGTAGCGGACAAGCTAGGGTTTGGAGACCTCAATGCGGTTCGGCCACGGCTCAATGAGTTGGAAAAGATGGAGATAGTGCATGTAATAGGTAAGCGGATCAATCCGCACAGCGTCGTAAACAATGCGGTATACGAGCTGAAAAGGGAGGCCGAAGAATGTTGCATCCAATAATGGATGATCCGCAAGACCGCGGCGCAGAGGCCTATTGCCAACATTGTGGAGCGGAACTTTGGGGCAGCGAAGCGGAACAGGACTGCGCAGGTAAAACCTTATGCTCGCAATGTCGGGAAGATATGTCCGACACGGAGCACCGGAAAGAGATTATCACAGCAGTTTTGGAGGCAGCAGACCGTGAAAACAAAAAGTATTTGTCTGATGATGTGTGCGACATCATCTGGAACAGGCTGGTTTCTAAATTTGGAATATAGGAGGCCAAATTGAATATTTACGAAAAAATTGCCTCCATTATGGGGGATATCCAGTATCTTGCAAAGGACGATAGGGTGGAGTTTAACAAGACCAGTTATCGCGCCCTGTCAGAAGAAAAAGTCACCTCTATCATGCGGGCGGAGCTGTTAAAGCACAAATTGATTGTGTACCCAGTGGCCCAGGCCACGAATCGTGCAGGCACGATTACCCACGTGGATGTGACATATCGGATGGTCAATGTGGAAGACCCCAAGGAATACATAGAGATCGCATCTTGCGGAGACGGCGCGGACACGCAGGATAAGGGGAGCGGCAAGGCGATGACGTATGCATTTAAGTACATGTGGCTCAGGACATTTGCTTTGCCGACCGGAGAGGACCCTGACAAGATTTCCAGCGCGGAATTAGATGCGAAACAGGCAAATATACAGCCTCCAGGGCCTCCTTGCGCGGACTGTGGGAAAGAGATTATGCCATACAACGATGGTAAGAGAGCCATCACCGCCGCAGAAATGGCAGCTCGATCCACGGAGATGTTTGGGCGAGCGCTATGTGCTAAGTGCTCCAAGGCGGAGGGCCGAAGAAGGGCGGATGCTGGCGCATGATACTGACCTGTGACAAGGCCCGTTGGTATGAGGACAGTGAGGGGTTTTGGGCGGCGTTCCGCACACGGGACCGGGCATCAGCCGCCAAGATTGCTGAGCAGATGGACGGCGCTTGGGTGGTGGAGGCCAGGAAACAGCCCCGTAGGCGAAGCCTGGACGCTAACGCCTACCTGTGGGTACTGCTGGACAAACTTGCGGCGGCACTGGGACAGACCAAGGAGGAGATGTACCGGGGCTTTATCCGGGAGATTGGTGTCTTCCGGGATTTCCACCTTGCGCCGGAAGAGGCGGCAACCTTTGAGGTGGCATGGTCCCGGCTGGGAACCGGGTGGGTCACGGAGCATGTGGACTACACCCGCGATGGGGAGCAGGTGGTGATCCGGGCCTATTACGGCAGCAGTCAATACAACACCAAGCAGATTACCCGCCTTATCCGCAGCGTGGTAGAGGAGTGCAAAGCACAAGGGATAGAGACTATGACACCGGAGGAGCTGGCCGGTCTGATGGACCGCTGGCAGGCTGTTTGATGGATAGCATTTTACAGGGCGATACGCGAGAGTGCTACCTCACAGGGGCAACAGATGGGCTCCATAGACATCATATTTATTTCGGCAATCCTAACCGCAAAATCAGCGAGGCAAACGGGTTCTGGGTATGGCTCCGCTGGGACTGGCACAATGGTGCCGAGTATGGAGTGCATTTTAACAGAGACCTGGACTTAAAGCTTAAGCGGGAGTGCCAAGAGAAATACGAGGAGACACACAGTCGGGAGGAGTTCCGGAAGCTGATCGGGAAAAGTTACTTGTAGGAAGACGAAGCATGCTCAACAAAATTTTTATCATGGGGCGCTTAACCCGTGATAGGCTGGCTTATAGAGAGGCGGGGACCCAATGAAAACATGGACAACGGAAGAAATAGATGTTTTGATTCAAAATTATAATGTTGTTTCGAATGAAACACTCGCAACGTTAATCCCCAATAAAACGAAGCAAGGAATTTATAAAAAGGCATATAAACTTGGGCTTCGCAAATCAAAGGAAATCGAATTTTTAAATAGATCGCTCTCCAGAAAAAGAGAACGGGGAAGCAACTGGAACGGAGGCGTAAGAGTCACAAAAAGAGGATATAGGCAAGTTCTTTCCCCTGAACACTCGAGAGCAGATTCATCCGGTTACGTAATGGATCACATATTAGTTTGGGAAAGAGAAACGGGTTTTCCCGTTCCTGATGGATGTTGCATCCATCATTTGAACGGAAACAAATCTGATAATCGGATTGAAAATCTTTGCCTTATGTCTTTTGGATCGCACACCACTTTTCACCATTTAGGGAAGCGTCACTCAGAAGAAACAAAGCAAAAAATAAGAGAACAGAGGGCAAAGGTATGCTGAACAAAATATTTTTGCAGGGACGGCTTTGCAAAAACCCCGAGCTCCGGAACACCCAGAACGGCACCGCCGTGGCGTCCTTCTCCCTGGCCGTGGACCGGGACTTCAAGGACAAGGAGACCGGGGAGAAGAAGGCGGACTTCATCAATGTGGTTGCCTGGCGCTCCACCGCCGAGTTTGTCTCCCGGTATTTCACCAAGGGCCGTATGGCCGTCGTGGAAGGCCGTCTCCAGATCCGGGATTACACGGACCGGAACGGCAATAAGCGCACCGCCGCAGAGGTAGTGGCCGACAACGTCTATTTTGGTGACTCCAAGCGGGACGCCGATGGCGGCGGCTATGCCGCGCCTCAACAGCCTGGAGACGGATTCGCTGAGCTTGAGGACGATGACGGCGATCTCCCCTTTTAAGGGGGTACCGAGATCATGGCGGGAAAACCGAAGACCGGGCTTGACTATGCCGGGTGGTCGGTGAATCTCTTTGACGGCGACACAAAGATCGACAAGCTCCTGGACGCACAGGGCTGGACCGGGTTCGGCATTTATTTTTACCTGTGCCAGATGGCTTACAAATTTGACGGATACTTCTACCGTTGGGCTTATGACGATTCTGCATCCACCGCAAGGCGGATGGGGGGCGGCATTGGGTCCGGGACCGTTGAGGAGACGGTGAGATACTGCTTGCAAATTGGTCTCTTTGATCAGGGGCTGTTTGACGGGTGGGGCATCTTAACGAGTAGAGGTATACAGAGGCGATTCTACGCCGCGATCCAGGAGCGGCGCAGAAAAGCCGTCATATCAGATTACTGGCTCCTGAACGATGAAGAATCGAGGGGTCTGGAAAAGTGCGCCTCATATGAGAATGCTCCACCTGCAAATGAGCATTTGCCACCGGCAGATGGTCATTTGCCCCAGGCAAATGCCTATAAAAGTAAAGTAAAGGAAAGTAAAGGAGAGGAGGTACGCGCGTGCGCGCGTAAGGACCCTGATATCGCTCATGTGTTTGGTTACTATTTTGACCACATCTGCCCCCAGATGACCCAAAGGGCAGCGGATGAGTTGAAGGCATATATCAGCGCTATGGGGCCTGAATGCTGCATTCGCGGGATGGACGAGGCCATCGAGGGCGGTGTATTGACTTGGAAATATGTAAAAGGCGTACTGGACGCCAAGCGGAAGCAGGGTGTGAAGAGCATGGAGGACTGGGACGAGCTGGAGAAGCGGAGAAATCAGACAGAACCGCCCACAGCTCCGCCGCGCCCTGCAAAGAGATATCAGACGGTGGAGATCGATGGGAAGCTGGTAGATGTAGAGGTGAAAGCATGAAACAGGGCATATCGCCCGACGTATCGCTTGCCGGGTCCATCCTGATCGACCCCAGGTGTCTGGATGAGGTGCGGCGGACGATTACGCCGGAGATGTTCGGGGACCGGCGGTGCCGGGCCATCTACGAGGCCGCCTGCGAGCTTTCCGACGAGGGAGCGACGGTAGACCCCGTGACGATCCGGAGCCGGGCGGCGGAGTGGGACGACGCCTTCTCGCAGCAGGCCATGGAGATCACGTTGACGGCGGCCAATGTGGGGGCATACTGTGAGGCGCTGCATACGGAGTTTCTGCGCCGGGAGCTGCTGGCGGGCATACAGGAGCGGGCGGACGCCCTGCTGGCGGGCCATGACCCGCTGGGAGAGGCGACGGAGCTGCTGACGCTGACGGAGCGCATCGCAGAGGGCAGCTACGACGCCGGAGTGGTATCGGCGCGGGAGGCGGCTGCGGAACTTCTGGAGGACCTGGACCGTGTAGATGAGGGGTATCGGGCCTTCGTGGAGACCGGAATTTCGGATCTTGACCGCATCCTGGGGGGCGGTCTGATCCGGGAGGGACTGTATATCCTGGCCGCCCGGCCTGGCTGCGGAAAAACCACGCTGGCCGCAGCGCTGGCGGAACGGATGCTGGAAAGGGGGAGGCGAATCCTTTTTATCAGCCTGGAGATGTCAAGAAAGCAGCTCATGGCCCGCAGGGTGGCGGCGGATGTGGGGCGTGCCACGGCGGCCCAGATCCTGCGGGGAGAACTGTCGGAGGAGGAGCGGAAAGCCGTGGGGGAAAGCCTCGTGAAGCTCGCCAAACGGCCATTGTTTTTTAACAGAAGGGCCTCCCTGAACACCTCTGAAATTCAGTTCCTCGCCAAACAGAACCGGGCGGATGTGGTGATCATCGACTACCTGGGACTGATGAAGCACGACGCAGGTAAGAGTCTTTATGAGCGAGTCACTGGCACAAGTAATCAGCTCAAGCGGATGGCGCGGGGCCTGGAGACGCCAGTTCTATGTCTGGCACAGCTCAATCGGGGAGTAGAGGGGCGGCAAAACCAGGAGCCGCGACTTTCCGATTTGCGGGACAGCGGAGCCATAGAGCAGGATGCGGACGGTGTACTGCTCATACACAGGCCGGCGATAGAGGATGCGGACGAATATGGTCCCACACCCATGGAGGTCACAGTGGCAAAGAACCGCCACGGTAGGACGGGGAAAATTGAGCTCAACTGGTACATGAGGAGCGGACGAATACTGGAGGTGCGCCACCGTGGATAGGAGAAGGGCAAGGGCGATCCTGAAAGGGATGGAGATGAAATATCGGGCCATGATCGGCATTGGGTCTGATTTTGACGAGATATATGCGCAGTTTGTGGAGGCGCTGGAAATGGCGGGAAGGGCTCTGGACCATGATTAAATTTATGATCCCATATCCGCCCACCAAAGCGGGTAAGACAGCGTGGAACAAGCGGTACGGGCTGAATGCCTACTACGCCGGGAAACACCATCAGGTGAGAAAAAAAGACGCGCAGGAGCTGCACACCATCGCCTGGGCGGCAATGAAACAGGCGAAGGTCAGAAAGAAAATGGTGACGGGACCGGTGGAAGTCAGATTTTGCTGGGACGATAACCTGGACATTGATAACCACGCCGTCATTGGGAAAGCCGTGGTAGACGCCATGAAGGGCTATTTGCTCCCGGATGATAACCGAAAGTGGGTGCGTAAAGTATCCCACGAGTTTTGGGACGGAGGCGCTATCCTGGTTGAGGTACGGAAATATGAGAAAAATACTGATTTATACCTGTGAGCGATGCGGGATTGAGTTTTCGGGGCGGAACAAACGGAAAGGCCGCATCCTGTGCTCAAAGTGTATGGATATTGAGTGGGAGGCCAGGCGGAGAGAACGGAAACGGACGAAATCAAGACCACAGGGGCAAAGCCTGGCCCAAGTGGCAGCGGAGGCCCGGGCCCATGGGATGACGTATGGGCAGTGGGTGGCGCGGGCAGGAGGAGGAACATAGTGGATATTGATAAGCTGATTGAGGCTGTGAGACTGTGCGGCAGCTCGCCAACAATCTATCAGTGCGAGGCGTGTGCCTACTATACGGGCGGAGATATAGGGGCGTGTATACCGGAGATGACGGCACAGGTCGCCGAGGCACTCTCCATGCTCCAAGTACTCCAAGATGAAAATGACAGGCTGCATGAGCAGATCGAGGACGCGCGACTCGAAGGATACGCAAAAGGACTTGGAGAGCTGGAGCGCGTGAAGCGGGAGAGGAATGTGGCGTATAAACTACTTGGTGGAGAGCCCCCAAAGACCTGTAAGACCTGTGTCCTTTGGGGGGGAAACGGATGGGCACAGTACCAAATTGGGTACTGTGAAGGAGATGACAACCCGCATGGGCCGAATGATTTTTGTTCCAGGCATCGCGGGCCGCAGAAGGAGGGATGAGCGATGGCCATAAAAAATTACACGTCCGGGGTAGACGTGTACACGAGCCTGGGTGAGATTCAGGGGGCGCTCGCGGCGCATGGGGCGCGACAGATTATGGTGGAGTATGATGACCAGGGACGTCCCACCGGTGTAGCCTTTGCCATTGACACGCCGAACGGGCGACGGGGCTTTATGCTCCCGGCCAACATCGATGGAGTATGCCAAGTACTCCAGCGGAAAAAAGTCAAGGCAGACCTGGCACAGGCGGAGCGTACAGGCTGGCGCAACATCCGGGACTGGGTGCTGGCGCAAATGGCGATCATCGAGGCCGGTATGGTGAGCATGGACGAGGTGTTTCTGCCATACATGACCGACGGTCGAGGCAATACACTGTACCAGCTCTATCAGGGCGGACAACTGGATTTAGGGGAGGGATGAGATATGAACATCGGACTCATTGATGTGGATGGGCATAGTGGGTTCCCAAATTTGGCGTTGATGAGATTGTCGGCATGGCATAAAGCAAGAGGCGACGCCGTGGAGTGGTGGGATGGGTTCAAAGCCTACGACCGGGTATATATGAGCAAGGTCTTTACGTTTTCGCCGGACGTGGAGACCATCATCCGGGCGGATGAGGTGATCCGCGGTGGTACTGGTTACAAAGACTACGGCAGCCTCCCGCGAGAGATAGAGGCCACCTTGCCGGATTACAGCATCTATCCGCAGGTCAAGCACGCGATCGGCTTTTTGACCCGTGGATGTATCCGCAACTGCCCGTGGTGCATCGTCCCGCGCAAGGAGGGGGCAATACGCCCGGACTTTACATGGGAAAAAATAAAGCGATCGGACAGCCGTGATTTGGTGCTCTTGGACAACAATGTGCTGGCACACCCGCATGGGATAGAGCAAATCGACTCAATGGGTCATGCGCAGGTACGGGTGGACTTTAATCAGGGGTTGGATGCCAGACTAATTACAGCGGACGTAGCCAGAATGCTGTCAAAGCTGCGCTGGATACGGTTTGTGCGCCTGAGCTGCGACACAGCGTCTATGCTCCCGGTGATCGAGCAGGCGGTAGCCTATATGAGAGAGGCGGGAATCGCGCCGTTCCGATTTTGGTGTTACATGCTGGTACAGGATGTGGAGGAGGCTCACCGGCGCGCACTGGCACTGGACAAGCTGGATATTATCCCATTTGCTCAGCCGTACAGAGATTATGACGGCGGTGAGCCAACTAAAGAGCAGCGCAGGTTTGCAAGATGGGTTAATATGCGAGCCGCATTTAAATCGTGCAAATGGGAGGACTTCTCGGGATGATTTGGAGATGGGAGGCAATGACCGATGGCAAGGGCGATTGACGAAATTGCTTATGAGGGGAAGGCTGGAACAATTCTAGTGGAAAATCCTTTGCTCGCTGAATATGTAAAACTTGGCCACATTGACCGCCTCCGTGAACTGGCCCAGGCGGACAAAGAGGGGCGGTGCGTGGTGCTGCCGTTAGACGATTATACCTGGACTATTCGAGGGGACATTGTTCGTGGCATTATCAAAGCAAATTGTCGGGCTGCGAAGAAAGAGGCCGAGGCCGCACTACGGAGGGAGCAGGATGATTGATTGGGCAGTCATAAAAAGACTTGGGATATGCTTCCCTGGATGGTTCATCAACGCCCAGGGGGAGTTTATCGCCCACCAAAAGGCAGTGGATTAGCGTCAAGGAGAGGCTGCCGGACCCGCCCGGCGGGGAAACAAAAAAGCCGCCCCATCACAGGGGCGGCTTGGCGCGGGGGAATGCGCGGTAGAGCGCACATTACAGGAGCTCTCTCACATCTACGCCCAGCGCGTCCGCTAGAGCTAGGGCATTGGTGAGGGTGACGTTGCCCATCTTTCCCTCCCCTTGCTCGATGCGTTGGATTTGCCTTGTATTGACGCCGGACCGCGCCGACAGCTCTTCAAGAGTCATGTGTTCTTTGCGACGGGTCCATTCGAGGTTTGTGATTGCCTTACCCCGGCAGTCGCGTCCATAAGACACCAGCGTGCAGACAGTGCAGTCACCGTCTGCACGCTGGCAATCGCCGTATTTCCTCCTCATTTGATCACCATGTTGTAGTATCCACGCTCACCGTCGTTGCCAAGCCGCTCCAAATCATCCAGACTATACCCCCGGAAATACTTGGCTTGCGGGGGAACTCCCAGGCCGGGTAGGTCATGGTGATGCTTGTACAGGTAACGCATAAGCTGTATTTTGACCGGCTCGGTTAAATCATCCGGGATGCCGCCAGGCGCGGCTGCGTCCAGGTGGAGATACCCATCTTTGACTTTGCGGTCATCAGATAGGACATCCCATCCGCGCTCGGTAAATTTGACGACTGCTTTGCCGCCGGAGCAGGACAAGGCGACAAGAGTGATCTCGTTGGCTTTTTCCATGCTGCATCCTCCTTTTTATGCCCTCGTGACCTCCGGGGCGGGATTTCTGTTTTTAGATTTCGCTTTGCCATGCTTCAAATTTTGCGATCATCGTATCATCTGATACCCTGTAATACTCCACGATAATCCTTAAGTCCTCGTTTCCATTTACGGGATTATCTTTTTCCCACCAATCCCAGTCAAAGTTCTCTTGCACCTCTTCTTCAACGTCCACGTCTACAAGCTTGTCGCTGTATGTCTCCTCGTAGTTATATCCGCTCCCGTCAACCCACTCTTTAATCGTGATAACTTCTCTTACTTTCATTTCCTTTCTCCTTCTGCCCTCGCAACCTCCGGGGCGGGACGTTTCCTGCGTTAATATTGCCAAGTGATTTGCTGCCCGTTATCCATATCGACCCAAGCAAGTTTATAAGTCTTTTTGAGGCTGCTGCCGCAGTAGCCGCCAACCGTGACATATACACGGTGCTTCCCGTAGTTTTTCCACTCTCGTGTGTCCAACTTGTAGCTGTCATAGTAGCTCATAATTTTTTCCGCTTTTTCCGTCAGGATTTCGATAGTTCCGTCTGTCAATCCGTAATTTTCCATTTTTGAGTCCTCCTTATGTTTTGCGCTCCTCTTTATGTTCTTATTATACGCTAATATTGTCTTAATGTCAATAGCAAAATGCTAAAATTATCTGATATTTTTGAGGGGGGGAATAACCATTGAATGAGTTCCCGAAGCGGTTGAGGAGGCTGAGGGAGAGCAGGCGTCCAGTGCGGAGTATGGCGGTGACATCCGAACTGATGGGGCTAAGCCACGATGCGCTAAGGCGGTATGAGCGCGGGGAGCGAGAGCCAGGATTGACGGAGCTAAAACTGATAGCCAATTATTACTACGTCAGTTTGGACGATCTTTGTTGGGACGGCGGGGAACAAGAGCATAAATTTTAAACATATCGCAAAAACATTTTGTACATGCCTCCATTTGGAGGTGTAATAACCGGGTCATATGCGACAATGGGAGCGTGGAGGCGAATGCCTCCCGCTCCCTTCCATTTCCTCCTCCTTTCCCATCGCCGGGCCTCCCTCCCGGCAACGGCCCGCAGGCAAAGCCGTAAACCTGCAACATAGCCCGTAAGGGCTATATGTCCTTGTAGCTTATGAGGTAAGAGCGGCCCCATGATCGGGGCAGAGGCCGGTTCGAGCCCGGTCGAGGGCACAGAAAACCACGCCTGCCCTGGTCTCGGGGCGGAAGCGGGGAGATGAGAGACTATCCCCGGCGCGCTTGCCAGCTGAAAACTGCCGCAGTCGAGTGGCACGGGCGGAAAGCGCCGTGTCCGGAGACTAACCCAATTATCCGGGGCGGTGTGACAATCTAAGCGGGGCAGCGCATATATGCCGCTCCTATCTGCATGAGGATATGGACGGCCCTATGGATGCGCCCCGAGCTGCGGCGGGTGGCCCGTAGCAAATCAGGAGAGGGCGGGTGCCGGAATCCGTCCTCTCCTCAATAAATCGAAACCATATGAGAGGTGGCGATCATGGCTGCACGGCTGACGGATAGGCAAAAAAAGAAAATAGTGGCTGATTATCTGGAAACCGAGAGCTATAACGCCACGGCAAAAAAAAATGGAGTCTGCGGACAGACAGTCAGACGAGTTATTGAAGAATCTCAAGGGATCACCGAAAATCTCAAACGAAAAAAAGAGGAGAACACCGCCGACATCCTGGCCTATATGGACAGCCGGAGAAAGCAGGTCTGCGACATCATCGAGGTGGGCCTTGCCGTGCTGCCGGAGAAGATCCAAACCGCAAAAACTGCTTCCGAGGTCACTACGGCAATCGGGACGCTGATTGATAAATGGGCGCTCGTCAAGAGCGAAGGGGAAGAGGGCAAGGTGCAGGTGATTATTGATGTCTGAGGTGCGGCTTTCTTCTGTTATTGGCCCCGCTTTCCACTTGCTAGCCCGTGACGTGTTCCAGCACGGGCACACTCACTACGACCTTTCCGGTGGGCGTGGCTCCCTGAAATCATCTTGTGTGTCATTGCTGGTCCCATTGCTTTTGATAAATAATCCGTGTACTCATGCATTGGTGCTCCGCAAGGTGGCAAACACCATTCGGGACAGCGTGTATGCTCAGTATCTTTGGGCAATTGGAGAGCTGGGCATGGCGCAGTATTGGGATGCCAAAGTCCAGCCAATGGAGCTGATTTATAGGCCGACCGGGCAGAAGATTATGTTCCGTGGCGCTGACGATCCCATGAAGATCAAGTCTATCAAGGTGCCGTTTGGCTATATCGCTGTCACACACTTTGAGGAAAAAGACCAGTTTGCTGGGCGAGCTGAAATCCGCACTATCCTACAATCCACCATGCGCGGAGGCTCCAAATTTTGGAATTTTGAGAGCTACAACCCGCCGATCAGCCGGGACAACTGGGCCAATAAGGACAGCCTGGAGGAGCGGACGGACCGGCTGTGCCACAAGAGTACATACCTGGAGGCCCCGCCTGAATGGCTGGGGGCGCAGTTTTTAGCAGAGGCCGAACACCTAAAGGAAACAGATGAGCGAGCATACCGGCATGAGTACTTGGGCGAAGCTGTCGGGACTGGCGGAAATGTGTTTGAAAATCTGGAGCTGCGGGAAATCACGGATGAAGAGACGTCTCGGTTTGACCGCATCTATCAGGGTGTGGACTGGGGCTGGTTCCCAGACCCATTTGCCTTTATCCGTCTCCACTATGACCGAGCCAGGGAGACAATATACCTAATGGACGAGATATACAAAAATAAGCTGACCAACGAGGAGAGCGCGAAGTTGATTCTTTCCAGAGGATACAAGGATGCTTACATTACCTGCGACAGCGCAGAGCCTAAATCATCAGCAGACTATCGGGCGATGGGCCTCCCGGCCAAAGAGGCAATCAAAGGGCCTGGGAGTGTGGAATACAGCATGAAGTGGCTTCAGCGCCGGAGGATCGTAATTGACCGTCGCAGGACGCCGAATGCCTATGACGAGTTTGTAAACTACGAATACGAGCGCAACAAGGATGGGGACATCATCAGCGGGTATCCTGACGAGAATAACCATCTGATCGACGCGACACGGTATGCGCTGGAGCGCGCGTTCCGCAGAATGGGGGTGACCGCTTGAACGTAATCGACAAACTCAAACAACTGGGCTACGCCACCGTGCCGGAGGAGTTTTACACAAAAGTGCAGGAGTGGAAGTCCTGGTATGTGGGAGATGTGAAGGGCTTCCACCGGTACAAGGTCCGAAACGGAACGAGCATGGTCCGATGCAAGCGGTACACTCTCAACATGGGTAAGAAAATCCCGGAGGACTGGGCAAACCTCCTGATGAATGAGAAGGTAAAAATCACTTTAGAGGGGCAGAAAGAGCAGGCGTTCGTTGACCGAGTGTTCACTGAAAATAATTTCCTGGTCAAAGCAAACGAGATGCAGGAAAAGGCGTTTGCTCTTGGGACAGTGGCTTTTATTCCGCGTGTGGTGGGAATGGAGGCAAAGGAGACTGGGCCCGTTCCAGGCAGCGCAAGAGGCATTGTGATGGACTATGTGACCGTGGAGCACATCTGGCCGCTGGCGTGGCAAAACGGAATCATTACGGAGTGCGCTTTTGACAGCATTGTTACCGTAAACGGAGAGCAATACTGTTACCTGCAAATCCACCACAAGGTCAACGGGCTGTATGACATTGAGAACCGACTATATAAATACCGGAACAACAATGTGGACACCGAAGTGGGCTTAACCTCTGTGCCAAACTTTAAACGGGTGCCACGGGTGGTACATACAGGGTCTGACCGGCGGCGGTTTGTCATTGACCGGCCCAATATCGCAAACAATTTTGACGATTCCCCACTTGGAATATCCATCTATGCAAATTCCATTGATGTTTTAAAGGGCGCAGACGTGGCCTATGACAGTTACGTCAACGAATTTGTCCTAGGGAAAAAGCGCATCATGGTCAAGCCATCTGCCATGAAATACCTAGACGGAGAGCCGGTCTTTGACAGCGACGATTTGGCCTATTATGTGCTCCCAGAGGATGTGAGTGACGGAGCAGTTATTACCCCAATCGATATGACCCTCCGCACACAGGAGCACAATACAGGCATCCAGGACCAGCTCAATTTGTTGTCCAGTAAGTGCGGTTTCGGAGAGACCTATTATCGCTTTGATGGTGGGAGCATCACCACGGCGACACAAGTTATCAGCGAAAACTCCACCATGTTCCGCACGATCAAAAAACATGAAATCATTCTGGAGCAAGTGCTGGTGGAGCTGTGCCGCATTATCCTCCGCCTGGGCAACGCGTCCATGAACGCCGGACTGAATGAGGATATTGAGATCTCTGTGGACTTTGATGACAGCATTATTGAGGACAAATCGACAGATTTTTCCAGAGATATGCAGTTGCTTCAAGCGGGCATCATGAACGATTGGGAATTTCGGGCCAAATGGATGAATGAAAGCCCGGACGAAGCAAAAAAAGCACTTCCTCGGATGGAGGACTTAACCACGGAAAGTCAAACAGAAGTAGAATGAGTGTTATTTTTGCTTTCCTCTAAGCGGTTTCGTCAATGAATCTTCGGGACTCCAACCTAGCCTTTTTATTCTTGCGGAAATAGCATCCGTGCTTAACCCTGTTTCTTCCGACCATTGCGATGCTGTTTCCTACTCGCCCACCGGCAGTTGTCCGGCGAATAATCCCTTTCGCAATCAATACGATCTATGCTCAAATTATCGGCGTAGCCAGAAGATAAGGCCCATGACCTAAACGACGTGTAATCGTCAAGCCATTCTTTGCATACACAAATACCTCTGCCTCCGTAATTTTTGTAACTGATATTGTTTGGGTTGTAACAACGTTTTTTCATTGCCCTCCAAATGTCGTATATGCGTTCTTTCTTTCGGTTCGACGTTGCGCCGTGAGTTGTTGCCCGTTTTTTCGATAATTCTGCGCTAAGACACCCGCAAGATTTTGTTTTTCCTATCTTCAATTTGTAAGGGGGTGATGCCCGGATGAAATATCCATTCTCCTGAATTATTGGACGCCCTCCCGGAAGAAATAGCCGGACTTTACCGCAGCCTGGAGGCAACCCTCCTTGACGAGATATGCTCCCGCCTGAAGCTGTCCGGTCAACTCAACGAGGTCACGGTGCAGGACATACGGGCCCTTCGCTCCCACGGCATCGACCTGACGGAGATCGAAAAGGCGATCCAGCGCACCGCAAGCATCAGCCAGAGCGACCTCGAAAAGCTCCTGGACGATGTTGTGGAGCGCAACCAAAGGTATTACCAAGAGGTCATGGACCTTACTGGGGTGACTGCTCCTGAGACGCTGGTGAGTGCCGCCGACATCGCCGCCATTATGGCACAGGCGCAGAGAGAAATTGGCAACCTGACCCGATCTATGGGCTTTCTGGTGGACAATGGCCGGACAATGCTGGCCCCGGCGAGGGCCTATCAATGGGCGCTGGACAATGCAGAAATGCAGGTCATGAGCGGGGCCGTCTCGTACAACCAGGCCATCAAAAACGCCGTCAAACAGCTTGCAGACAGCGGAATACGCAAGGTTGACTATGAGAGCGGCCACCGTGACCACATTGATGTGGCTGCCCGCCGGGCAGTGATGACAGGCGTGTCCCAACTCTGCGCCAAATACACAGAGCAAAGTGCGGAGTATTTGGAAACGCCCTATTTTGAAATATCCGCCCACATCGGGGCGCGAGATACCGGCGTCGGCTGGCAGAACCACAAGGCGTGGCAGGGCCGGGTTTACTCCATCAGGGCCGGGGACAAATATCCGAGCATCTACGAGGTATGTGGGCTTGGCTATGTGGACGGCCTGGAGGGTGCTAACTGTCGGCATAAACGATTTGCTTTTGTGGATGGCGTGATGGAGCGCACATATACCGACGAGGAGCTGGCCCACATAGATGATGGGCACGACGTGGACTTTGAGGGAAAGCACTACACGGCTTATGAGGCCACACAGAAACAGCGGCAGATCGAGCGAACCGTCCGCAAGCTGAAACGTGAACAGACAGCATATAAGGCCGCAGGGCTGACAGAGAACGCACAGGCGGTGACTGCCCGCATCCGGCGGCTGAACAAAGAATACAAAGCGTTCAGCAAGGAAGCGGGGTTGCCGATGCAGATGGAGAGGATGAGGGTATATGAAGAAGTAAAAGTAGTTGAAAAACCTGCTGTTCGTGATACAATAGAGAAAACGAACGGCGGGGGTTCTCCTGTGCATACTGTCGGAAGAATTGATGTTGAGAAATATAAGGTAGTCGCAGATAAAATCCAGACCGATGAAGTCATTATTACTGATGAGCGGATCGAGCACATTAGAGAGCGCCATCCAAATGATTTTGAACGGTATTCACAATATCTCAAACAGATTGTTGAAGAACCTGACTATATTCTGGAGGCAAATAAGCCAAATACAGCATTTCTTTTGAAAGAGTTTGTAGAGGCGGATGAAAGATTTCAGCTTATTTTGAGACTTGCTGTTGAGGGGGACATTCCGGGATATAAGAACTCTATCATTACATTTCTCAAAGTGGAGGAGAAGCGTTACAGAAGATACTTGCGCACGAAGAAAATGCTTTACAAATCTGAATAAAACGGCTATAATTCAAGTAGAATAGAATGGTTCTTTGAGGTGGACAATTTCGTGGCATCCACACGCCGATGGTATTGACAGGGGAAACCCGAGAGATGCAGGAGAACGCCACGCCTGCCAAAGAACCAGACTACGAGGGAAGGAGGCCGCAGAGATGTGGCTTCCTTTTCCCTTGCTCGGAGGGAAAATGATTAAAGAAGATATTTACGGGAAAAAGTGGTATTGCTGTCCCCATTGCGGAAAGTCTCTTTTCCCAGTCCGAACAGATACCAAAATACAACATATGCCATTTCGATGTAAAGCTTGTAAGCACGACATTGAAGTAAATATTGCATAGAGCCAAGAGCCTGTGAGCCAAGAGCCATTGATTGCTGAACAATCAGCAGTTGATGGCTCTTTTTGTTTGTCAGAGAAGACGCTAAAACCCAAACGGCAGAGAAGCCGAAAATCCCAAACACAAGACAGAGAAGTCTATAAAACCCAAAGGAGAAGCATTATGGCGAACATTGATACAAGCACTATTGAAGGGTTTGACGGCATGACCGCCGACGAAAAAGTAACGGCGCTGCTCAGTTTTCAAATCCCCGACCCTGTTGACCTGTCTGGATATGTGAAAAAGGATGTCTTTGACACGAAAGCAACGGAGGCCGCCTCCCTCGCAAAGCAGCTGAAAACGAAAACGACAGAGGCGGATACCGCCGCCGGGACGCTTTCCACGACACAAGCAGAGTTGGAGGCGCTCAAGCGAAGCTATTATGTCGCATCCAAAGGCCTAACCGGCGAGGAAGCGGAGTTCATCGCCTTCAAGGCCGGAAAGATGGTGGACGATAAGACCACCTTCGAGCAGGCCGTGGACGCGCTGACTGCTGACCGAAAGAAAATCACTTTCGATTGGACTGCTCCTGTGGGCGGCGGAAACACGAAAACAGGAGAAAACGATGTAATGAACGCCCTGATTCGGGGCGCACTCAAGTAAGAAAGGAGCCTATCAATGGCTGACATTATCGACAGAAGCAAACTTTCCGGGCTTATCCCCGAGCCTGTGACCCGTGAGATTATCCAGGGTGCCGTAACGGAGTCCGCCGTGCTGCGGATGGCCCGGCGGCTGCCCAATATGACCAGCAAGACCCAGACCCTCAATGTGCTGGATGCGCTGCCCACCGCCTACTTTGTCAACGGCGAGGCGGCCACCGGAGCGAACGACTCCAAGGCGTCCCTGAAAAAGACCACCAACATGGCGTGGGACAAGAAGAAAATTTACGCTGAGGAGATCGCCGTCATTGTCCCTATTCCGGAGGCAGTGTTGGATGACAGCGATTATGATATTTGGGGCGAGGTTCGTCCTCGTTTGACTGAGGCATTCGGCAAGGTGATCGACGCCGCAATCCTGTACGGCACGGACAAGCCTACCTCCTGGCGCGATGGCCTTGTGCCCTCGGCCACCACCGCAAGCGCTGTTGTGACGGCTACTAGCGATATTTTCAAGGATATCATGGGCGAGGGCGGCGTAATTGCTAAAGTGGAGGAGAGCGGTTACATCCCAAACGGCGTAATGGCTGCCATTCAGATGCGCGCCAAGCTGCGCGGTCTGGTGGACAAGAACGGTCAGCCCATCTTTAAGACCGATATGCAGGGAGATACCCGCTATGCCCTGGACGGTATGTCCATGTATTTCCCCGTAAACGGTGCTTATGATCCGGAGGAGTCCCTCGCTATTGTGGGCGATTGGAGCCAACTGGTTTATGCGATCCGTCAGAATATGACCTTCAAGATCTTCGACAGCGGCGTGGTGCAGGACCCCACCACCGGAAACATCCTCTATAACCTGATGCAAAACGATATGGTGGCGCTCCGCGCGGTCATGCGTCTGGGGTGGGAAATCCCCAACCCAATCAACGCTTATAATGTCGGGAATACCAAGGCTTTCCCGTTTGCCGTCTACGCCCCGGCGGGGGAATGAGTGCGCGCCTCTCGGGGCTGACGATTGGCGCGCTGATGCTTACTCCGCCGTTTGACCCAGACACGACGGAGTACACAGCCACAACCACAAATGCGACCAATACGGTGATCGCTACACCGAAGGATGAGGACGCCACAGTCACCATCCTGAACGGCGGTGCGCCGGTTGAAAACGGCACCGCCGCAACGTGGGTGGACGGCGCAAACACCCTGACCATTACGGTGAAAAACGGGACGGCCCAGAAAGTTTATTCCGTAAACGTCACAAAATCGACCTAAAAGGAGGCTTTGCAATGGCTTACGCAGACTATGAGTATTACACAACCACATATCTGGGGACAGCCATTAAAGAGGCCGACTTTCCGCACCTGTCTCTGCGTGCAAGTTCCTTTTTGGATTACTACACGCAGGGCCGGGCGGCCCAAAACTCAGACCTGGATGCCATAAAAATGGCGTGCTGCGCTGTTTCGGAGCAGTACCAAGTCATCGATACAGCGCGAGCGTTGGCACAAAAAGCACTGTCCTCCTCCCTCTCTTCTGAGGGGGGTGAGCTGCAAAGTCAGACTGTTGGCAGCTGGTCCAAGACCTACAGAAGCGCTGGGGACAGTGCTGCACAAGCAACAGCCTCCGCCTCCTCCGCCCAGGAATTGCTTGCCAATGTTGCTAGTCAGTATTTGGCCGGTACGGGACTCCTGTATCGTGGGAGGAGGTGCGGCTGTGGATATGTTCCCCCATGTTGTGACAGTCTATAACACAGAAACCACGGAGCTCCCTGAGAACAATTTTGAACCATCCCTAGTCAATCATATCACAGTACTGCGTGGGGTCCTCCTGGATGCTTCCAAGGGCTCTAACGTGGCGAAAAGCGGCTTAGAGGGTGCGGACGCGGTAATCCTCTATATTCCGGTCAGCGTGGAGGCCGTGGACGGTGTGACCGGTGCGGCAAAGCGGTACATTGGCCCTATTGAGTTCTGGCGATCGGATGATAAATCCTCCCTATGGACCCTTTCTGTGAGCCGCAACTGCTTTTTTGTCAAGGGGGAAGCAGTACACCCGGACTGGACAGTACAGACTATAGAGGCCGCCTATGACGACGTGTATGACGTGACAAAGGTAGATTTTAAAGACTTCGGTGGGGATATGTCGCACTGGGAAGTCGGGGGGAAATAAAGTGCTGAAATTCACGGTGCACACCGATGGCTTAGAGTCCATCAAGGACAAGCTGGCTGAGGGATGTACTAAAGCGGAGCATACTGTGGCACTCCAAGTGAGAAAAGACACGTCGCCGTATGTGCCGGCGTTGACAGGCAGCCTGGATACACGGACACGGGTTGACGGTTCGGAGGTGATATACCCGGGCCCATATGCCCGCTATCTCTATTACGGCAAAGTCATGGTGGATTCTGCAACCGGGAAAGGCCCCATGCGCATTGTGAGTGAGGATGGGACAGAGGTAATCCGATTCCGCAAGGGAGCAAAGCTAAAGCCGACAGATCGGGACCTTAAGATACGGCGTTCTATGCACCGCAAAGCGCAATCTTATTGGTTTGAAGCCAGCAAAGCAAAGAATCTTCCCAAATGGCTGCGTGTGGCAAAGGAGGCAACATTGCATGAGCTCAAATGAAAAACAGAGGTTGTCTGTCTCTGCGTCAGAGCGCAGCAAGATTGACCGGAAAGTTTTGGCGTGGCTAAATCAATACCCAGGCTTGCCGATTTCTGTAGTAAAAACAGAGCCGCAGCTGCCAATCAACGAAAGGGGAATGGCGCTGTCTGCTTCCACAAACGCCTATTACAGCAGACACTTTATTCTTGGAGGCTATCAAGCGGAGTATTCGTTCAAAATTATTTATCGTATTAAGCCGGGAATTGGCAGTATGGACGCAAGGCTTGACGCACTGGAAACATTAAATTTGATGGGAGACTGGTGTAGCGAAAACTTCCCTGACTTGGGCGAGGAAATCCGTGTGCAGAAAGTAACCCCAACATCCTCCGCAGAACTTTATGCCCCGTATGAGAACGGAGACGAAGATTATTTTATCGAAATGAAGCTGATCTATGAGGTCGGCGTTTGAAAGGAGAAAGCATAATGGCAGACCTTGAATTTAACACTACGGCGGGCCAGACCATTGCCCGAGAACTTCTGATTGCCTATCTTAACACAGGGACCGCGGAGTCTCCCTCATGGAGTGCGTTCGGCAAGCGCGTGGAAGACTCCGATGAGGAAATGGACTGGAGCCAGGAGTCCACGCAGGACATCCTGGGGAACACCTGGACCACCATGAAGAAGCCCATCATTACCCAGTCTTTTGACCCCATCCCTATGGACGCCGGAGACGCTGCCGCAGTAAAGCTGTGGAATCTTGGTGTAAAGGACCAGAACGCCCAGTCTCTTGCCAACCAGGATATGCTGATCGCTCATTTCTACGCTGATTCCGGCGAGGCCACCTTTGCAGAGCGGTACAGCGGGAGCGCCATTGCCGTGACCCGCATTGGCGGCGAGGGCGGAGGCAACCTGGAAATTTCCACAGAGATCACCTACGGCGGCGAGCGTACCCTTGGTACGGTGACGAGAACCGGCAGCACGGTCACCTTTACTCCTGACGGGGCGGTGTAACACATGAAGGAACTGAACTTTGAATCGGGCCTTGTTACTTACTCCCTGAACGGAAAGTGTGAGGTCACATTTAACCCAACCGACAGCAACTTTGTGGAGCGCCTTTATTCCGCCTTTGAGGAACTAGACAAGAAGCAGGAGGGGTACAAGGCCCAGGTCGAGAAGATGGCAAACAAACGAGAGGTGTTTGACTTTGCCAGGGAACGGGACGCGGAAATGCGGGGAATCATCGACGGCCTGTTTGGCGTTCCAGTGAGTGATGTACTCTTTGGCGATATGAACGTTTACGCTGTGGCCGCTGGGCTTCCGGCGTGGTGCAACCTGATGCTGGCCGTGATGGACGAAATCGACAGCACATACACCAGAGAACAGAAATCAACCAATCCGCGCATTGCAAAATACACTGCAAAATATCAGAAGTACCACAAGTGAGGTAGTACGGCATGGGTTACGGACTCCCAAAAAGTGTTGAAATAGACGGGCAGGAATTTGCCGTTCGCTATGACTTCCGGGTCATCCTGGACATTTTCGAGGCAATAAACGACCCGGAACTAAGCGACGAGGACCGTGCCCTTGCCGTGCTCCATATGTTCTATGTGGACTTCGAGGCGCTGACCGACTACGACGTTGCGTTAAAAGAGTGCTTCAAATTTATCAACGGCGGCCAGGAGCAGGAGTGGCAAAAAAAGCAGCCCCAGCTTGTGGCGTGGGAGCAAGACTTCCAGTACATCGTGGCGCCGGTCAACCGGGTGCTGGGCTATGAGACCAGGGCGTTAGAGTACGACCAGGAGGGCAACACAGGCGGCGTACACTGGTGGACCTTTCTTTCCGCGTACATGGAAATTGGAGACTGCCTGTTCGCTCAAATCGTTGGCATTAGAAGCAAAAAGGCAAAAGGCAAAAAGCTGGATAAGACCGAACAAGAATTTTACAGAAAAAATAAAGAAATTGTAGACATAAAGGTCTGCTACACAGAGTCGGAGGAAGCACTAATCAAGGCGTGGACATAAAAAAGCCGCCCCCAAAGGAGCGGCCTTAGTCATCCATTTGGGTAGACCGTAATCACATCGCTTTCCGTCAATTGGTTCAGCGTCTCGCTATTTAAGACAGAAAGGCGGAACTCCACTTTTTCAACATCTTCAAGCGGCGTCTCACAGAACACGATGAAGGAGCCAGTCACACTTTTCCCTGAAAGAGCAGTCACGGGCAAGCCTGTCCCTGTGGAACAATGAGAATTTTCCACATAGACATCATCGAGCACGTACATTTGCTCTACGTCGCCTGTGTTGTCCACGGAGAGGGAGACATAAAAGCACCCATCCACTAAGTCGGAGCTGGAGCAGCCCTTGTACTCCGCCTCGAAGCCATCACCGGAAAATGTCAAGGTTTTGGCTGTGTGGTCGCCCTGAGTGTTCTGGGCGCTGGACGTTCTACCGCCCATGGAACCGGCCACGACGGCCACACAGCCAATGACGGCGATCACCGCTACCACCGCGCAGGCAACATAGACGCCCTGGTGCTGTTTCGCCCCGCAGCGGGGGCAGGCTTTTTCCGACTTTGCGATTTCCGCCCCGCAAGTCTTACATTTCATCAGTTTTCCCATTTCAATTTCCCTCCAAAGGTGGTGATTTTATGGCAGCAGATGGTTCCATCATCATTGACACCAGAATTGATGATAAAAAAGCGCAACAGGGACTAAACCGACTTAACCGGAAGATTCAAACGCTCAACGACCAAATTTATGTCAAGCAACAGCAGAAAATGCCTTTGGTGGAACAGTCAAAGGAACTGGGTGCGCAGCTTGACGCCGCAAAGGCAAAGTTGGCTTCTCTCCAAAGCACAAGCTACGGCGGTGTAGGTAAAGCGGAAATCCAGGAGCAAAAGGAGCAGGTGCGTCTGCTTCAAAGCGAATGGAACAAGGTACAAGGTCAGGTTGAAAGCTACAACAACGCAATCAGTAAGGCAAGCTTAGAGCTTAACCTGTCAAAAGAGCGGGCCGGAGCCATTCAGGCGCAGCTTGCTACCGGAAGCGCTAGTGGGAAAAAACTGGCTAATTCGATGAATCAGGCCAGAAAACAGGCGTCTCGTTTTGCTGACAACATCGGGCGGGCAATCGGAATGAGCCTTATGTTCAGCTTTGCGTTCCGGGCGGTGACTGCGTTTACAGAGTGGATGGGGAAAGTCATCAAAGTAAACGATGAAGCGTCGGAAGCCGTTGGACGGCTCAAGGGCGCTTTACTGACGATGGTTCAGCCGCTTTTCAACGTCATTATACCAGCCTTCACAACATTTGTAAATATTCTGAGTCGAATCGTCACCGCCATATCGAGCGTTGTATCCGCTATGTTTGGCATGACGCAAGAGCAGGCGGCAAAGGCGGCGGAGGAACTGTATAAGGAAACAGAAGCCCTGAACGGTGTAGGGAACGCGGCAAAAGACGCGGAGAAGTCGCTTGCCAGCTTTGACACCATCAATAAGCTGTCTGAAAACGAACAAGGGAGAGGCGCTGGAGCGGCTGCTTCGAAGGGCATCAGCCCGATTTTTGAGGATTTTAACACAGAAGAATACAAGCGGAAAATTGACGAGCTGACGGCGTATGTTTCTGGTGCACTACTTGCACTTGGCGCTCTTCTTGCCTTTTCTGGCGTCAATGTCCCCCTCGGCCTTGCGCTTATGGCGGCGGGAGCAATCGGACTTGTTTCTGTGCTCGCTGAAAACTGGGGCGCTCTTGATGGTCCTTTGCAAGCGGCCATTACAAGAGTCCTTGTAATTCTTGGCACGGCAGCTTTGGTAATTGGTGCAGTATTGGCGTTTTCCGGTGCAAATCTTCCTCTTGGCATCGGGCTTATTGCGGCTGGAGCCGCGGCTCTTGCAGCGGCGGCGGCCATAAACTGGGGGTCAATGGATGCCGAAGTGAGAAACACCATTACCGGCATTTTGGAAATCGTAAGTGGTGCGCTTTTGGTTCTGGGCGCTGTCTTTACATTTTCTGGTGCCAATATCCCCCTTGGCATTGGGTTACTGGTGGCTGGGGCCGTGGCTCTTGCAGCGGCCATTGCGCTTAATTGGGATGGCGCGACCACAAGTATTAAACAGGTAGTCACAGACATTTTGCTTTTGGTGGGAACAGCTTTTCTGGTGATTGGCGCGGTTCTTATATTTTCTGGCGCAAATCTTCCTCTTGGCATCGGGCTTATGGTAGCTGGAGCCGTTGGGCTGGCTTCTGCCGCCGCCTTAAACTGGGAAACCGTTCAGGCGGCTTTACAAGGCCCTATTGGAGCTATTATCGCCGCTGTCAGCGCAGCACTTCTTGTTCTTGGCGCGGTTTTCGTTTTTACTGGCACAAACCTCCCTCTTGGGATTGGCCTTTTGATCGTGGGGGCCGTAGGACTTGCAACAACGGCAGTTGTTAATTGGGAAACAATTCAAACGGCAATGCAAGGCCCCATCGGGGCGGTGACTGCAATAGTTAGCGGCGCTTTGCTTGTGCTTGGCGTGGTTTTGCTGTTTACCGGGGCCGGTATACCGCTAGGACTTGGGCTGATCGCCGTAGGAGCTGCCGGGCTTGTTCTCGCAATCACGCCAAACTGGAATTTCATTCAGGATGCAATTTCTGGGGCCTGGGACAGCTTTGTATCCTGGTGGGATGCTGGGCCAGCCAAATTCTTTACGCTGGATTATTGGGCAAACCTCGGGGAAGACATACTCAATGGTTTGCTTAACGGGCTTAAAAGCGTTTGGTCGAGTGTAACAAACTGGGTGTCAGAAAAAGTCGGCTGGATAACAGGCCAATTCACAGACGCAAAAAATTCTGCGCCAACAATAAATTCTTCCTCAACCAGAATGTCTGCTGCTATTAGCACAAAAAGCATTCCGGCTCTGGCCCGTGGCGCCGTCATTCCGCCCAACCGGGAGTTTTTGGCTATTCTGGGTGATCAAAAGAGCGGGACCAATATCGAGGCCCCCGCATCTGAAATTGAAGCTGCCGTTGCTCGCGGAATGCAGTCGGGCAGTGGGGTTTACGGCGGCCAGCTCACGATTACTATAAAGCCCGCATCCGGGTTAACGCGATACCTGAGTTACGAGCTGGACGACGAGTCAAAGCGGCGTGGATATAAATTAGTCAAGGCTTGAAGGTGATACATATGAGCGCAAATTATATCAAAATCAATGGTCAGTCCTTCGACGCCAAAGTAGCGATCTCAGACTACGAAGAAAACTTTAACGTGCTGGATGGAGAAAATGCAGGGCGAGTAAAGAATGGGAGCATGGTCAGGGATGTCATCGGTACATATATTGGACATAAAATCACTTTTTTCAGCGCAAGCAACGCAGAAGGGTTCGATGCCCTATGGGATTACCTGGTGCAGCACTCTGTGGACGACTTTGTAACACTTGAAGCCGCCGATGGGCAAAGCACCATTATATACGAAGCATATTATACATCCGGCAAAAGAAAAATACGAACGGTGCAGGACGGCGTAAATTACTGGGACGAAATAGAAGTCAATTTTGTCCCAGTTAACCCGCAGGTGACGCCATGAGCTATAAAATTATATATGGGGACCGGACCTTCACAGCCAAGGATATCAAGGAGGGACATTGTTTCATCGGCAATTCCATTGCTGGAGATGAGCTCACAATTGATACATTGGATGTGACGGTCAAAAGCTTTGACACGCAGTTCTTCCCGCTGACGGACTCGGACGGATATCTCCTGTGTGATTCAAACGGACACTTCCTTGTAGCCAGGCCCAGACTGGATGATCTGACACAGTATGTCTATGGCGAGCCAGTATATTACTACCATGACGATGTGCTGATCGGTAAGTTTTTCTTGTCATCTGTGATGCGGGTGGGGCTAATCCATTATAAGCTCTCCTGCATTTCAGGGGTCGGTCTGCTGGATAATACCCAGCATTACGGCGGCATGTACACGGGACAAGCCCTGTCCGATGTAGTCGCAGATATTATTTCCGGCACGGTAGAGTACAGCATAGACGAGGCATATCAAAGCATCCCCGTCTATAACTGGCTGCCCATCGGGACGCGGAGAGAAAACCTCCACCAGCTTTTGTTTGTGATGGGGCTCGCACTGAAAAAAGACGCGAACGGAATGATACGGATCACAGCTCTCACGGACAGCGACCCAGCAGAGATCGAAGAGAGTCGTTTGTTTTCGGGCGGCAGCATTGATTACAACACACCGTCCACGGCGGTTTCGGTCGCGGAACACACATATATAGCATTTGCATCAGACGAAACGGTTACGTTGTTCTCGGGTGAAGCGGCGGCGGAAGATATTATTACGCCGAATGGAGCCAAGGTGTCTGGTGTGCTTGTGCCGTTTGATAACCCGATACACGATCTCCAAATCGACAATGGGGAGATTTTAGAGAGCGGCGTAAACTACGCCGTACTGGCACAGAGCTCAGATTGCCTCCTCACTGGTCAAAAGTATACGCACATTGTACGGGAAATTTTACGCGGCGAGGCTGGGGCCAGCAAGGACAACACCGCTACTGTTACGGACGCGACGCTTGTAAATCTGGCAAATTCCGAAAATGTGGCCGAGCGCGTACTTGCTTACTACAGCAAAGCACGCACTGTCTCCAATGATCTCGTGGTCGGTACAGAGCGCCCAGGCGACCCAATAAGCATGGATGACCCGTTTGGAGACCCCATGACGGGCATTATAAAATCCATGGATATCAATATATCCAATTTGCTCAGAGCGCAAACCGAATTTGTGGAGGGGTACACACCCACCGGAATTGGCAATTATTATGAGCACCTCCTTATCATCACCGAAGATGGGACGGTCACAATCCCGGCAGAAGCAAAAGGCAGGGTGCGCCTTGTCCTCATCTCAGGCGGTCAAGGCGGCGCATCCGGCGAAAAAGGCGCAGACGGCACCAATGACAGCCAAAGCGACGGAAACGGCGGTAAGCCTGGTGCGGGTGGTAAGGCTGGTAAGGGCGGTTCCGGAGGCCGCATTTACATTGCCACGATCCCGGTAACTCCGGGACAAACCTTTGCGGTAAAAATTGGGCGAGGCGGAGTCTACGGCTTTTATTCGGAGGACGGATCGGAAGAAGGCTCGTTTGGAAGAGACACCACTTTTGGGGAATACTCCACCGCGAATGGCCGTGCGTCTGAGACCGGATTTGTCGAAATGTTCAGCGGGGTCGCATACGGGCTGCCCGGTGATGACGGTGTGAACGGCGGCAGCGGCAGTGGAGAAGACGGCGCGGGAGAAAGCGTCATATATAATGGCGTTACATACACACCCGGCGCACAGGGAGAAACCGCGAGATACGAAAGCAGCAAAATGACCGTAGTAGGCATTGGCGGCTATGGCGGCGGTGCAGCAGCAGGCCACAACGGGAAAGACGGCGACTCAGGCTCCGCAGCTTATAATGGCGGAGATGGATACGGCACTGGCGGTGACGGCGGTGCGGGCGCGGACGCGGATGCTCCGGCCACTACTCAGTATCGTGGCAGAGGCGGAACGGGTGGCAACGGCGGCGGCGGTGGCGGTGCAGCAGGCGGCGCGTCGAATAACAATGTGGCAACCAATAAATGGGATGGCGAGAACGGTATCGGCGGTGCGGGAAGCCATGGCGGTACAGGCGGCCTGGGAATTGCTTTTTTGTACTATTGAGGTGGTAGCGTGGCAAGTATTATAAAAAAACTGATCAACGGGATTTTGGGCGACGTGGTACAGCTTGATCACTCCGCCCAAGATATTGACGACACCATCACAAAAACGTCCCAACTCACCGGGCGTAATCTGCTGGATAACTGGTATTTTGTGAATCCTATTAACCAACGTGGTCTGGATAGCTATGCAAATAGTAGTGGACTCTATGGTATTGATAGGTGGAAGATACTTTCAGGGCTTTCAAATTTTCGCTACGTTGAAGTTAATGATGGTTATGTGGCTATTGTGAATGCGAATACAACGCCAGGTAATTATATCTATATCGCCCAATATTTTGAGTATGAAATCACGCCAGCTGGCGTTTCACGGACAGTAAGCATTATGGACAAAGACGGGGTTGTGAGGTCCAGCACAAACTCCAATGGTATTAACTGGGTATATGGCGATGGGATTTATATTTATCAGGGCGACGCTAAGAGTCTGAACATCAGATTGGATGCTGGCAAGCGGTTGAATATGAAAGCAATCAAGCTTGAACTTGGTTCAAGTCAAACCATTGCCCATCAGGACATAGCAGGAAATTGGATGCTGAACGAAATCCCGGATTACGGGGAGCAACTGGCACGGTGTCAGAGGTACTATCAAATTTTCGCGACTCAGTCGGTTAGACCGACAAACAAGGACGATTTTAGGCCTGTAATGAGGACAACCCCTGCGCTTAGCACAATTACAATCGGCAGCACAACGTATTATACAGCTAGTGCAGAACTTTGAGGAGGCCAAAATGGACAATACATCAAGAGTCTATATCAAAACAGATGACCAGGGCCGGATTATCCGATGCGAGGGCGAATACACCCTGCCAAGCAATTTGGACGGGTGGGTGCTTATCGAGGAGGGACCGCCCTGTGACCGTCTCAATTTAGCCCAGACGCATTATTTTGAGGGAGGGCTTTACACAGACGATGGTATCCCCCGGTATAAGCTGGAGGACGGACAGACGGCAGCACGTACCGATGAGGAGATCGAGGAGGACCGTGCGGCGCTTCCTGAGCCGAAACCCTCTGACCTCACGGCGCGCGTGGAAGCACTGGAAGAAATCACGGCGGCAATTGAGAGAGGGCTATCCACATGAAACTAAGAGCAACAGGACAAACGCTGGAACTTGTAGAATCCGAACGACTGGTATCCGGGTCGGTAGAAATCTACACGGCAGCATTTGAATTTGATCCGGCCTGGGATGGATATGCAAAAACAGCGGTGTTTACGGACGATATGGGCCGCAGCGCTGAGATCGCATTGACAGATAATACATGCACAGTCCCGTGGGAAATCCTTCGGGCGGGCAAGTACATCCATATAGGCGTATATGGAGTAAATGGGGACAAGCGATATCCGACGATTTACACGGCAAATGGCCTCAGGGTCTTTGAGGGTGCATTGCCCGCAAACCCATCTCAGCCTCCAAGCCCCACAGAATATGAGCAGCTATTGAGCATGATCGGAGACACAGCGGCCCTTAAAACCACGGACAAGTCCTCTTTGGTTGCGGCAATCAATGAGATATACCAAGCAGGCGGCGGCGGAAAGTCCGTTACAGATGCCCAAGTAAATGAGGACGGCGACCTTATCATCACCCTGTCAGACGGCACCACCATCAACGCGGGGCATGTAGTGGGCGCGGATGGTGTGCAAGGACCGGAAGGACCTCAAGGGCCGCCTGGCACGGAAGGAGAGCAGGGACCAGCGGGGCCCAAGGGAGACACCGGGGGGCAAGGCCCGCAGGGGCCAAAAGGTGACACCGGAGACACCGGCCCGCAGGGTCCCGCAGGTGCGGATGGCGTCG